TGCTGTGTATGCCATCTTTCAGCCCTCCTAGCTCGTCGGCAGATCGGCAGCGTCATCCACGTCGCCCTGGATGACACCGGTGTCGTCAATCAGAACGCCGCCGCCGCTCATCAAGTGGTTGATGAAGTGCGCGGCACGATCACCGTGCCAAGTGATGTCGGCCATGATCGCCTGCCTGCCGGCGACATTGCCAGCAGACTTGGCGGAAGCGTACCCAATCGCCTGTTGGTTCCAGACGAACGGCTCGGCGTTGGCCGCCCCTACGTTCGGAAGCCCGGTATGGGTCAGCCACTTGATGCCGATCCACTCCTTGAATCGACGCATCGGCGGTGCGCTCTTGAGAACCGACGGCATCCCCACCCAGTCGGCGCGGGTGAACTGCTGCACGGTTTCGGCGAACGCCCATTGCTTCGTGGTCAAGGCCCCGTAGTTCCGGCCATCGTCGGGAACGTCGTTGGCGAAAAGCGCCTGCGCCATCAGGAGCATGGCGTTCCGAATAGCCGCCGCCGAAGTTATCGTCCAGGTGATCGTGGTCTGGGTCGTCCCGGTCAGCACCGTGATGATCTGGTCGTCAACCTTTCGGCCCAGCGCCCAGGCACCGCCTCTGGCGATGACCTGGCGTTCGTCGATGTTGATCTTGGCTTCGTCGAGCTTGTCAGACCAATCGCCCGCGTAAAAGTCGGCCAGCGTAGCCTGCGGCGCGGTGTGAGCCTGGTTCATCGGCGTGATGGTGCCGTGACGCGCCTTGGTCGTCGCGACGCCCTTGCCGACCACCTGGAACGTGGTGGAACTGCCGATCACGTTGCGCTTGTGACGCACCGTGGGCAGCAATCGCGAGCCCTCGCGTTGGAAAACGTCGTGGACCCGCGCCTCGTAGTCGCGAATGAACGCGGTGGTGATGGATGTGCTCATCCAGCGCACTCCCCTTCAAGGGGTTGCGGACGAGCATGTCGTTCAGTGTGCCGGAGAACGCTGGCGCGGTGTGCCTAATCAGGAGCGCGCCGGGACATTCAACCAGAGTGCCCGATATGCGGCGACGTGAGGCAGAGCGCTATTGCGGTGTGCCACCTCACGTTCGCCTTTAGCCTACTCCTCTGTTGGTGTCAAGCGATTACCATGTCACACGGCACGGCCCTGGGCGCCGACGATCGGCTGCTCGCCAACCTGCTTGCGCGCGATTTCCTGGAGCCGCCTGTCGAGCCGGTCAGCCTCGACGGTGTTGCCGTCGTCGATCGCCATCGCCTGCTTAGCCAGCAGATCGGACTGCTCTTCCTGGAGGCTCGATACCTGGTCGTCGGTCATGCCGATCAGTGGCCTTGCCTCGCCCACCATCCGGCCGACGTTCGTGAACGTGCGCACGAACACTGGATGGTCGCCGAGCAGCATGCCATCGATCTTGACGTTGTCGGCGAACGCCATGAGGTCCTCGCCGCCGTACTCGCGCGCGGTTTGATGGGCAAGTTGTGCGTTGGCGTCGTAATCATCACCCATTTCCTTTCGCAGCGTGGCCTCACCTTCATCGGCAGCTTTCTTGAGCGCGGCAGCCTCCGCCTTCATCGTCGCCTTCACTACCCCCGCTTGCCAGTCCAGATAATCCTGCGCCGCAGCAGTTGACACATGGTTTTTGTGCGAAATAGCGAGAAATTCTTTCAGAAGTTCGCTGTCCTCAGCCTTGCCAAGCACCTCTTCGTCAACCGTGACCTTGTAAGCGTCCGGTGTCGCGGGCACGCCAAGGGCCTTGTGAAATGCTGCGACCTCTTCCGGCTCGGCATCTTTCCCCGGTAGAACGATGGCCTTTGAGAGCTTCTGCTGGAATTCCAGCGTTGCTTTCGCCATGTCGGCCGCGGTGGTGAAGCGATCGGCGAGCTTGCGAGCCTTCTCGTCCTCGATCGTGTCGCGCCAGTTCGCCGGCGTCTCAGCCTTGACTTCGGCGGGGTCGGCCGCCGGCGGTTCCGCCTCTCGCGGGAGTGTTTCGGGCGATCCCGTCGGCGGCTCCGCTGCTGGGTCAACGGTGGGGTCTTCTGTGCCAGGGTCAATCGCGGTCGTCACATCGTCTGCCATGTCTCACCTTCTGGGTTTCTCCGATATCGTCTGCTCGGGCTGCTCGCGCGGCTCGGTCGTCAGCATGCCGAGCAGCCAGCGTCCAACGTCTTGCCTCCCGATTGCATGGAAGGTAGCCAAGGAATCGACAGCGTTTTCGGCTCTTGCCACTGGTGTCTTCAGCACCCCCACATGGTCGAGAATGAGATAGAGCACCCGCTGCGCCTGATGCTCGCTCGCAGTGCCATTGAGAAGGACTGCACGAAAATCGCGATAGCGATCCCATGCCGTGTAGAGCGGCGGCGGTTTGGCCGCGGTCGTCAGCCCAGGAAGGATCGCCAGCGCCTCGAGGCCAAGCTCGGCCTCGGCAGCCTTGTCTTCCGCCACGTCAGCCGCCGCCGGTGGCGCCAAGCAGCTCGGGCGGCACCTTGCCGGCAATGTCGGCGACCGCCTGCGCGCCTTCGATCAAGCTCCGGGTCTGCTCGGCCTGGGCTTGCTCTTCCGCCCGCGCTTGGCGCAACGCAGCCACGGCCTCCAGCGGGCGCAGCCAGCTCTGCCGCATACCAGTCGCCAACGCAACGTCGCGAGTAATCTGGTCGCCGTCGAGCTGGTCGATGATCTCGGGCTGAAGCGGCAGTATCGGCGCCAGCGTCTCCATTGTCCGCATTACGGTCATCGGCTCGCTTTGCAAGCGCACCTGCTCGATCGGCGAGCGGTACTCGAACTTTACCTCCTGGCCCTGGAGTATCTCCGGTGGGGTTGCGAAGGCACCTGGGATACGCATCATCAGGTTGAATACCCGATCGACGATCGGCGCGAGATAGTCGGACTCGAGCCTCCCGAACACCGGCCCAATCGCGCGAACGAACTCCTCGCGTCTCTCAAGCACCTCGGTCGCGGTCATTTGAGGCCCACCGAACGGCAGATTGAGCACGTTGCGGAAGAACGCCATGAACACCTGCTCGCGAGTGCTTTCCTGCATCTCCAGCCCGATCGGCAAGTTCTTGCCCGTGTCGAGCGGCACGACCGGAATGCGCCCCATATCGATTGCCATCTGGGCATCGAAGTAAGTGATCCCGCCGTGGAATGTCCGCGCGCCCGAAATGATCGAATCCGACGCCGCAAGCAATGGCGGGTCAACCGCGAGATGCCCCGCAGCCAGCAGCGTTCGTCCCATTTCGTGAAGCGTCGAGCAATCAGGAAGCGCGAGCATACCGGGCGAACGGCCATAGTCCTCGCCCGCAGCCGTGTCCCATCGCGGGGTGGCGAGCGGGAACTCGTGGTAGCCGCCCTCATTGACCAGGTGCTCGGAATCGACATCGATGACGATCGAGGTCACCGGCATGTTGCGGCTATCGCGCCGCCGCGGGTCACGGTCGCGGCGCGGCATGATCGCCTCGACGAAGGTGAACTTGTCGTCCTTACGTCCTGCGTCGTCCAAAGCCTCGCGTGTCTTCTCGCCGAGCTTCGTCTCGTCACCGAAGCGTTGCAGCGCTTGGCGCGCAGTCAAGCGATCGACCAGGAACGCAGTGTCAATCTGGCCGTCGGCGTTCGACGCGAGATAGACGTTTTTCAGGTGCAGCGCCCGGAAATTCAGGCTTCTCCGATTGCGCGTCAACCCAGTGAACAGCACGCCGGTTCCGAATACCACCAGGTCGATATCCACCTCACCCGACGACTGGAGAAACCGCGCTCGCGGCGCATAGATCGCGGCGTACATGCGGTCCTCGGTATCCTCGAACCACAGCCGCGCCTCGTCGAGCTCGTTGAGTTCGTGGTCGCTCGCCCGGACGTTGAACCACCGCTCGGATTTGGGCTTGATCATCGCGTCGATCGCGCTCGCGAGCCCTCGCGACGCCATCATCGGCACCGAGTCGAACTGCCGTTGGGTGCGCTTCTCGCCAGGCTCGGTCTGGACCACGAAGTCCGCGCGGCGAGGCAGCATCACCTCGCCGAGATCCTGCCAGTGCGGCTCGAACATCCCGCGCGCCGACCTGAAGGTCTGCAAGCGGTCGAGGATGTTGAGAACGAGTGCTTCAGTCATTTGCCTCTCGCCAACGTCGATTTCGCCTCTGGCTTCGCGAGCTTCTGCGTGCCTTTCTTGAGCACGCCGGCCTCTTGCAGCGACGCCGTGCAGATCGCGAACGCGCGCGATTCCGACAGCCCGCGGGCTTTGACCTTCCTCACGCAGGAATCGAGAGCTTTCGGCATGCGGTTACCTCAAGTACGGGTCAGCAGCCTGCCGACATTCGTAGTCAGACCGGCATATTGGCCGGGGGCAATAACGTCGGCAGCAGTCTTGGCGGAAAACGAACGAACAGGCCCCGGCGTGGCCATAACGGAGAGTGCGGTGACTTGCATCAGACGACCACGAAGGTGTCGTTATTCGAAGGCGGTTCGGTCATGGCGGTAACGGTAAACTGGCCGATTCCCCCGACAGCCTCATAATCGGTAATGTCGGTCGCTTGGTCCTTGAGCACGCCGGACGTGAAAATAACGATCCGGCCATTGAAATGATCCGCCGTCGCTTCGGTCACGTCGTCGGCCTGAAACTCGGTTGTCGTTGGCGTGTGGCCATTCGTCGCGGTGTCCACCGTCGCGCGCACAATGGTCCGCGCAGAGGCCGCGAGATCGTTCGCCGCCTCGGCGTTGCCGTTGATCGCAGTCACATCAGCGGTAACCTGGTTCGTGACATCGGTGACCGTATCGACGGCACCAGCAGTCGTATCGATCGATGCCTCGGCCATGCGAGCGTCAAGGATAAGATCGAGGCGTCCGCCGTTTACCCAATCACCCTGAAGTTCGTTAGTATCCGTAAGAATGTCCTCTATGTCAGAACCCTTCCATGCACCATCTGTATTAACAGTAGGACTTCCGGTTAAGTTATTGACAATGCTCTTATAAGACCCTCTTATCTCAACGGTGGCGTCTGCACCATTCAATGTCACTGTCCCGAGACGACCGTTAATGGTAATTGTATCACCAGACTGCAATCCAGAAACCGTAATACTGTCCATCCAGTTGCGCCATTCAGCAGTAATTGCCTGTCCCGCAGTTTTTGTGAAAGTCGGGGCACCAGCTCCCGCAACATTGCTATAGCAATTATGGTATTCATAATCACCTGCGAGGGTTTGAGTAACAGTACCACCAAATGCACAGAAATCAAAGTGCCCCTTCTGGACCGACATTGTGCCAATATCACAGCCCTCATAATGCACTTCTGTTGTTGATATCCCAACGCCTGTTACATGAGCACCTTGAAAATAAGCCCCGTCCACATCCTGACTACCGAGCGCAAGCGTCCAGTTGTCGCCGAAATACGACTCCATAACCGTGCTTTCTACCAGCGTAATCGTAGAGCCGTTTGTTAGGTGGAAATCCGTCAAGCCAACCGCCCCAGGCGCGGACAAAGTTTTGGCACTGGCAAGAAGGTCTGTGCGGTTGTCAGCCAAGCCATTAACATAGGGCTCAGTTCCCGCAATACCATTAACAGTATCAATCCAAATCCGTCCATTCGCGTAGCCGACGCTTTGCCCGATGCCAACCGCCTCTATCAATATCTGGTCGGTGTTGAGATCGGCGTTTGCCGACAGGCCTGATCCGTTGAAGCGAATATAAACCTTCCCAATCTCGTCCCCGGTCCCGGTATGCTTGCTCAGCAACGCCAAGGTGATTGTCTCGTTTGATGAGCTGCCCTTACCTTCCAGCGTACCGATGGTTTCCCATCCCCCTCCCCCTGGATGCGCCCACGCACTGATTGTCAGATCATCATTATTCGCGTTGGCAAAGCCCTTGAACACCATCTTGGCCGCGGTTCTTCCGCCACCGACGCTGAACCCATAAACCACGACGATCTCATTGGAGGCGTCGGCGATGATATGGTAAACGCCGTCCTCACGATCCGTATCGGTGTAGTTGTTGGTCTCAACGCCCACGAAAGCCGTAGTGCCCGGATCTATGGTCCCGCCGCTATTGTCCTCGCCAGCCTCAAAGTTCAACGCCCCGCCGGCAGACGCTCCGATGCTGCCTACCTGAGCCTGCGTTGCCGGGAAGGTGTCGCCCGTCAGACCGGTGGTGTCG